GTAGTCAATATGCTGTTTTGCATCTAAGTTAAGTGATTAATAGAAGGATAGGCGCTAAGGCCATAGTCTCGTTGAAAGATGATGTCTGACGCGTCGCTGGTGTGACAACCGAGAAATCCTGACTCGGAAAATTGTCGAATAGCATCACGATCAGCTGTGGTGAAACGATAACGCTTGTAGAGAGCGAGGTCGTCGACTTTGTACTCGGGACCGTTTACAACTGTCTTGTATTTGAGCATGGTAGCAACTCGTTCAATGGACTTTTCGTTCGTCGGTCCGATGTTTGTCAAGAGTGCTGTCCTGAGGGAGAAGTGAGTCCGGGGGTACATACCAGTGACCAAAGCTCGTTGAAAAGCTTCAGCTCTAGCCTGAATACTGGGACCTGGTGGAAGTTCTCCTTTACATTTACCTGAAGCTCTGAGGAGGACTCCAAGGTTCAACATAGCACGAAGGTTTCCATCGGTGTCTCTGACGGGGCTGTGCTTGAGGAATTGGATGTCTTCTTCTTGGAGACAAGGCTCGAGGGAAACCATATAACCTGCTGTTTCAGCTGCAGCTTTAATCCCGTCTTGAGACGAAGCTTTGGAGGTTGCGATGGCGCGAGCGATGAAGATGTTGGCAAGATTGTTGATGACGGTAGTGAGGGTGGATCCTGAATACAGAGTGTAATCTGCGGGTTTGAGGACGCAGATCTGCTTGTGATTGTCTGGATTTCGGATCTTGATAGGCATTCGACATTGGTCGAGGAGAGTTTGCATATCAGATCTGAAGTGAGGTGGAACGAGAGTGAGGAGACTAAGGAAAAGCGGAGCGCGGTGTGAGTTGTCGCACTTGTTGATATCCATGTTATATATTTTAACACCCGTGGAGGTTCGGATGGATACACAAGAGTCGTCTGAGAAATAGGCGAAATAGACTCTCGTGGGCGGATTAAGTAGTTTGTAGAATATAGAGGCGAGACGTACTGGGTCAGGTTTGGCACAGAACTCGTATGTGCAGTCGTCAACGATGATCTCTTGATCCATACCTTTCTTGATAGGTTTGACGATCCAAGCTCCTTGAAGGGAAGCTGGAACTCCGAGATCACCAATCATTCTGGCGACTTTGCCAGGTTTGGCGACCTCTCGAGTCTTGAGTTTGTACGTGACTGTTTTACCTCGGTGCATCCAGAGCGGTTCCTGGACACCTCCTCGGTCGAGCACATCCTGGAAAGCCTGGATGCGGAGAGCTTTCTTGGGGTGTGGGTCAGTGTGGTGTTCTTCAATCTCCTCGATATTTCTTTTGATCTGGGAGAAGAAGGGTAGTACGTGTCTAGCGATGTTCTTGAGGAACGGCCGCTCTGCTCTGATGAATCTACTTTGATTAAGGGTTAATGTTCGGTCATACTCAGGGTCTCCCCCTCGGACGAGTGTAAGACGAGCTATAGCGCTGCAGATGTTATTTGCACTATTAGCGAGTATGATACCGTTGTGAGCACACGCTGGACCGAAGACTGTGGTGTAAAATTTGTCTCGATTGGTGTGCTCTGGTACGTGAAAGTCAAGTCTACCGTTGTGGTAGTAGGATTTTCCACGTATTGCAGTGAACCTCTTGGAGTCGACCATGATTGGATCCCCGGTCTGTTGGAGACTCATAGTCGATCGACAGTGAAAGGTGGAAGCGAGTGGAAGGACTCGATCGCTGTCGAGGAGGTTGATGGTGCACTGAGAGGTCCCGACTCTGTAAATGGGCATTAACCCCGTGTGGGGTCCACCCCAAGGAGCCGAAAATCCGTACGGGTTGGAAGACCGACGGTGGGAGGTTTGACCGGAATTCCTCTGTGCATTCTCTGAATTCGAGCGAACACCTGCTGGATGAAGTAGAGGATGGTGTTATCTCTAATCTCGGGTCTATCCCCCCAATAAGCACAGCGGGCCCATTTGCCTTGCTCAATTCCGTCGCCTTTGATCTTGACCGGAATGGCGAAGTATCCGTCGATGTTGGACATGAACACTTGTTTCAGACTGAGCCCCTTCCCGTCACTGTTTTGAGCAACGACTCCTCGAATGAGACTGTTGGCGAATGGCTGCTTGATGAGGTCTTTATAGAGACCCATGCTAATGATGTCGTTGCTGTAAGCTCGATACTGCTTCTGTGAGTTGAGGAGAACTCCTCGTCGTTTCCAGAATTTGCTCCGAATCCTCCGGAACCAGACGTCGTGGATGTTCTCGGGAGCTTCCCACACTCTAAGGAAGTCTAAGCTGGACATCCAAGCAGACGAGCCTCTCGTTCGAGGGTCTGGGACCGGGATCGTAAAATAAACCCCTCCTGCTTTCTGATCGACGGGGTGGAGTCCTTTGGTGTGTGCAAATTCTTCGTCACACTGGTAGAAGATTCTCGCTCGCTGTAGGTCGATCTCGAAAGGAGGTACGTACCCTACGGGTTCCGCGGTTTTTGCGAGGTTTATGAGGGTAGCCCAAGCTGATTTACTCGGGTCCGGGACGTCCTCATCTTCGTCTTCGTCCTCGTCCTCGTCTTCATCTGAGTCGGGGTCACTTTCTGAGTCGCCGAACTGACACATTTCTTCATCTTCAGCGTCGAGAGCTGCTTTAATAGCATTGAAGGTTAACGGTCCGGTACGTAAAGCTGAACCGTCGTTAAAAGCTGCAAACTCTTCGGGGTGATCGACTCCGTATTTCTCTTCGGGGCCGTTGATGATGGGTGGTATCTCTTCCATATCGAGAGAAGCCGGGCTCCGGTCTGGAACGACTTCTTCGTCTGTCTGAATGGAGTAAGTTGGCCACATCGTAGCCATCTCAATGAGAGGAGCCGGCTCGGGATTGGAATCTCCACTTTCTTGTTCAACTTTCTGGGCACTAATTATTTTAATCTCGGATCTCTCCGGTGTCGTGTCTCCATGTTGAGGAATAGTGTGAGTCGTTCCATCGATCGGCTCAGTGTGTCGTCGGGCGAGCGCCATTTGGACGTTGCTGACGGTAGGGGCTCGTGCTATCATAGCAACGAACTCCTCTTCATCCTCGTCGTCTGAGATGGGAGGTGGATCATGTAAAGTGGGATCATCTATGAGGTGCTTATTTTCGTTCGGCCACCGAGGTACGTTTCCGGTGACCCCGTAAGTACCTGCTCGTACACCAGTCCTCTTTGTGAGTTCGATTTGGTGGTTTTCAGCCCCAGAGTCCCAATTCTCCAAGCGGATCTGTTGTTCGCTGTGGAGGTGGTGATCACACAGAACGTGATCGGTGTCGATATCCTCGACGTTAGCTCTTGGGGCTGTGCAGTGAGCAGCGAATTTCTTTTTACACCTCTCGAGTTTCTCTCGTTTGGTGGGACCTCGACGTGTTCGCTGGCCACTCTTTTTCTCTGCCATTCTTCTGACTGCTCCTTTGAAGGAGTCATGGAAGTGACCTGCAAAATAGCAGTCTACTGGAGAGACGGGGCAGGCGTGGTAGATGAATTTCTTTTCGCTTCTGGTTTTGGTCCTGCTGTTGTGATGTAATTTCGTGTCGCCAGTCTTGTGATTCGCCGTGGGGACAGAGGTCTGGTGGTGGTGTTGATGTTTATTGTCGCCAGTCTTGTGATTCGCCGTGGGGACAGTTCTGTTATGGCCGGTACCGCCTTTGCCACTCAATGAGTGGTGTTGTAAATTACGTTGTCTTTGAATTTGTTTTTGCATTTTTACGTCACATTGCTTATGACGAGTCCTACCGGATGATTCGGGTCGCTTTACACGTCGAATCGGGTGTCGGATGTTTTGCTTTCGACTATGGTGCCCGGGGGGATTGGCCCCAGGTTTTGTTGCTTGGGGTCTTGCAACTCTCATTGTAATTAGGTGTTGGTTCTACTTGGATCAATCCTCTGAAGGGAGATCCTTTTTCGGTCAACACCAGGGCGGAACTGTGGGCTGCAGGCGTAGCCACGTAGGGTGAGAAGTCCTTGTGGTTGAAGCGTGTTCCGATATTTGTACCTATTGATCTCTTGGTCGTAACCGTAGATCTGCCCTTGCATAAAGATTATAATATGGGATTAATGAAGAAGAGGTCGGCGCTTTCGCCTATAGGTCTAACAGGTACATATGGTGGGTGATTATAGTGACCCGCACTTTCCGTCGACACGAGCTTCGAGCGCATCGACGAGGACTGCGTCGTTCTCGGAATCTTGTCCAAGACGGATCCTCTGGAGTTTATCGAGGAGGTCCTGCTCGACGGAACGTCGGGGTGAGGGTGGTGGCGTGTCGGTTGAGTTGAATTTGTTCTCCCTCTCCACGAACTCCTTGAGGGCTCCAGCGACTGAGCAATCCTTCAAGGTAACTGGTGGGGCGCGGACGAGACCGACACCAGGTTGAAGAGCGAAACCCTGAGATGCGAGGTTGTGGGATGAGGGGATGCGGTGAATGAAAACGTCAATGGAGCGGTTGGTGCTACCCCACGTCCCACAAGTAGGGAGGACGAGTGTGGATCCGGATGAGTTGAGGAGGTGCCAGTCTGTAGCTCCCATCATTTCTGCTCCTGAGGCTGCTCCGACTGTATCGATCTGTGAGATCCACGCTGCAGACCCATCGCGGAATGCAGAATGGAGAGCAGAAGCTCCTCCGGGGATGAAGAGGGTGTTTCGTCCTCCGACGGTACTACCGGTTGGGTTCCAGACGACGTACACCATGAATTTACCGGTCATTCCGGGTGCAGCAGTGAGAGTCTGACCGGTCCATGAGATTCCGTGATTTTGGAGGTCGGAACCAGAGTCGATTGGAACGGTCGCTCCATTGAGAATGGTGGTCGGGGTCATGGCAGCATTGAAGTTGGTAAGATGGAGGAATTCACCATTATCCTCGGAGTGCAGCTGGGGCACCATGAGTCTCACCTTGTAATGAATCTGAATGTAACCCGTCTGAATTGACCCGTTTCCGTCCTGAGTGCAGACGATGAGTTTGCCAGCTGTGTGTTGGTAGTCGAGGTCGGCTGTGTCGTCTTCTTGGACGAACTTGGCGTTGGTAGCTTCAGCATTGAAGAATTTACGGGGGATGACCATCGTGCCATCCGACCATGGTGGGAAGGAGGTGGCTCCTCCGATCTGCTGACACTCGAGCATGGTGGAAGGGAGGGGGTCAAGGGGGTCTGGTTCGTAGGCCATGCAGATTCGACCTTCGGTCGTTGCTGAGCAAGAGGGTACGTACTTGACGACCATACCGAGATACTCGAACCTCTCGTAGTGGCGAGCGATCTTGCTGAGCCAGGGTGAGAGGAGTGAGTTGCCAGGGTTGATAGCTAGCTCGACTGGACTGTAGGAAGCACTGGGGATGACGTTAAGCGCAACAATCTCAGTCCGGGAGAGGGTGATGGACTGTCCTTCTGCTGTCCCGACGTTGGTGTTTCGATACACACCTCCAACGGAGAAAGGAGCTGAGGTCATGACGGATGAGGATTTGCTAGCTGGGTGAGTGACGGAGTGTGAGTAAGCGGATGAACGATTTCGGTTCACCTTTCGGATACCGCCGGGACGACCGAGACCGGACGACCGTCCTTGTCGCCGAGGGATGAGTCTTGCTTTGGCA